AACCACACATCATTCTTTTGCAGTAATTCATAAACCAGATCTTCGGATGAAAAATACTTATCTGGCTCTCCCAAATAATCAAATGCGGGAAAGTAAGAAGGTTCGCACACATCTTTCGGATCTCCTAAGATTTCGTCTTTGGTTACGGTTAGGAGGATTTGGAATTTGAAACCAATATGTTGACTTTCTACATCCTCAATAACATCATACATCAATTGGTAATCCCAAAAATAAAAGTCGCTAAAATTTATCGCCTCTTTCGGCACTATTACAGCGAATAGGTTGTCTTTTAAGGGGATCATAGCTGTCTGGTTTTAACAATGCCTTCTTCAATCAGTTGCTCTACGGTGTAATTTCGCCAGGGCAAAAGGTATGATTTGGAGCGGAGGTAGTCGTAGGCTTCAAAAAACTTTATAATTAAAGTATCGCCTACAATTTCATCAATCTTAAGCGAATCAGAAAATAATTCACAAATACTGTGCTTTATTTCAATCAACTGACTATCTGTGTACTTGTCCTTTGCTTGGGTGCTTAAAATATGCAGAACAGCAATCGCATCCTCATCTGTAATATATTCAAGTCGGGTGAGTTTTAACCATTCTATGTTGCCAAAGTTTGATTTTCCAATCAACATTCCGTCCGTGTATTTTGTACAGCCCACTTTCTGTCCCCAGTACTGCGCAAAGAACTGCACTTTTTCTATTTTTGTCATTTTGATTTTATTTTAGGCAATTCAAGTAATCCGTAAAAAATATCATTACCGCATTCAGGACAAACTTCAGTTCGTTCACCGTATTCTGGGTTGGTTAAAACATTATATTTTTCAGAGTGTAAACCTTGCCATTTACAGTTCTTTTTACAGCATTCATAAGCTACAGGGTTTTCTCCAATTCTGGTGTATTTTCTTTTCATTTTGCGTTGTATTTGGTTAGGAAATCATCAATGTTTAATTGCATATATTTAGGCAATATTTTCTTGCAAAGGTTAAGCAATTCAACCGCTTCATCGAGCAACGCTGATTTGTCGGGGGATGGTTGTGATTCACCAGGCAGATAACGCTTACCGCAATCGCAAGTCAAATGTGTCCAATCGGCATTTACAATTGGCTGGCACTTATGATCGCTTTCAACGGTGTCTGTGATTTGCTCGGATGGGATGATGTTGTAGCCGTTAGACTTGTACCAACTCAGTCTTTCAAACTCTCCCCTTTGGTCAAAATCTGAAATGCAGGTGTCGTCGTCGCCAAAGTAACCAAAAATATTTTTTTCTAAACTATTATTAGGTATTAGCAAAATAACCCTGTTAAACTCTTCTTGCGTCGCGCAATGCACCGCGTCTTTCTCTGTCAAATCTGTTATTTTCATATCTTTAAATTTTATCCCATCCGTGTGAATGGAAAGGGGTTGGTTATCTTTTAAACAAATCTTGGCTTTCAACAACTATTTTTGACGCGTCCATTAAGTCAAATTTTCCTTTTTTCTTTTTAAAAAGGTCGAGTGTTTGTGAAATTCTAAAGCAAATTTCTGGTTCAATATTTAACTCAACCATACGAAATACCAGATTTAATTTGCAGGCCTTTTCCTTTGCAGATATTTCTGCATCTGTTTCTGGAAACAATTCTTTTTCTAATTTCCTACATTCCGCTCCTAGTTCATATTGACCAAGTTTAACGGCTAGGTTTTTTAATTCGTTTAAAGTTTCTAATTTTCTGGATGCGGCATTTAGCAATTCTGACATGTTTTTTTGTTTTTTAATTAATAATTATTTTTTTAAGTTATTCCATCCATTTAACCACGCTATCGTCAAAAAATGAAAAGTGCCATTGTTTTAGCTTGGTGAATAGTTTAGTTTGATCTGGAACTAAATTAACGAGTGTCCCTAGTTTCTTGAAAGCGCCATAAGAATAAGTAAAAGACCAATTTTTGTTATCCTCGCAGCGTCCGTTTCTCATAACCCATTTTGACATAGGATAAGCAATCTTAGCCAGTTCAACGATCGGAACAAATGTTTCTCCCTCAACGGTTATTTCTTTCGTTAGGTGTGAAAATGGGCGGCATAGGATGAATGCGTCGGTTCCGAAGTCTTTAAAATATATTACACATGAATAGCCGTCTTTATTCCTGGCCAACATCCAATTATCCCTAAGCTCGTAAGGGGTAACGAGGTCTCCATTTAATTCAATCCTATACCCATATCCAAAGGCTTCGGAGGCGTGTTGTTTTGTGATCATTTTGATTGATATTCAATATAGTGAACCCTTAATAGTCGTTTAATTTCTCCATCTTCATTTATCACATCCAAAGTATTATTTATAATACACTTTCGACTTTTTATAGTAAGTTCTGCATTAATAGGTGTGTCGTACAAAAAAGGAAGTGTAACAATTACTTCATACGGATTAAGGTGATTTTTGCCGTCATATGTTAATTGAATTATTGTTTGCATCATTTTGAGTTTAATATTAAAAATGAACAGGTATCTTCTACTGAATACCCCTTGTTATAAAGTTTCTTACATAGCTTTCCAGAAAGTTTATAATTACTAACTATGTACCTTTTTAATCTAGTGGCAACTTCTTTTGAAAAGTCTTCATAAGTAAGTATTTTGCCGTCTGAAATTTGACCGTGTGTTCTCATTTTTAATCGTTTTGTTTATTTAAAAGTTCGTTGAGATCGGATAAAGCGGATTTTGCCTGCGATAACACCGAATTACCTGAACCTGTTGGCGTAAACTTTTCGTGCAAATATTCAATCTGCAATATTGTTTCTTGCAACATTTCCGCTGATTTCTCCAACATAGGAACAACCTCGCTGAATTTTGCGTTTTGCCGCGTTGGTAGCGTCTATATATCCCGACAGATAAGGTAGCGTTCGATCATCATTCCAACTTTTGTATTTTTGATGTGCTTTTTTGCTTGCCGCTTTCTCCGCTTCTTGTTTTGGTATGAGTGGGTTCATAGGGATTTTAGTATTGGTTTGACAGACTTAAGTACTGTGTCAAGCTCTTTTTTTGTATCTGAAATAATTTGGACTTGCGTGTTTGAAAAATCTATTGTGGCAACATATTGCCCCATAAGTTTATTCTTTGACTTATAAATTGAAAGTTTCATTTCTCCTATTTTTTAATTATTGTTTTCCCTTAGATTGAAAAGGGCGGGTTACTTACTTTGTATTTGTATTCAATACGAAAGAGTTGCCTGTAGCACCGCTTTCTATAGTTCCTGCGCGATTTCCAGATTCATCAATAGCAACCATTGTGGTGTGGATGTATTTTACGTCTTCTAAGTCGCTGTCTCTGTTACTTAAAATCCGCTCTGAATGTTTTTCTTCAATATTGTAAGACTTGGTTTCTCCGTTAGACTTGGTGGTAAAAGTGTTTCCAGATAATTTTCCTGATTGTTTCATAATCTATATTTTAAGTTGTTTATTAAGTGATTGTTATTCCCCGATTGAAGCAGGGGTAATTTCAGTGTTATTTATTCCCTTGTCGGGAGGGTTATTGTTGGTGTGAGGGATTACTGTGCATTTTCACAACCCTATCATAAATTACAATTGATCCTGCAACAGAAACATTCATGCTTCTTTCCCCAGGTAAATAAATTAGATGTTGACAAGCCAAAATTGCTTCTTTTGACAAACCGTTGTCTTCTGCGCCCAGTAGGTAACAACCTTGCTTAGGGTGAGTAAAAGAGTGTAGCGGAATTGCCCTGTCGTCAAGTTCAATTCCAATAAGCGGACACCCGTAAGGCCTGTGTTCGTTGAAGTCTGCAAAATCCTTATACTGAAATAACGGTAAGTGCTTACTGCTATTCATAGTATCAGTTGCTTGAACCTTAAATTTTGCGCCAATCATAAAAATAAAGTCAGCATTTAGGATTTGTGCAGTTCTGTAAAGCGTTCCATAATTCATTGGGGTTTTGCCGTGTAGTATTCCAATTCCAAAATATCCTTTGTCTTTCATATCATTTCAATTTTTCACCCGAAGGCGCTAAAGCGTTAGTTGCCAAGTCAGCGATGTAATTCCCGAAATCAGTTTCGTTCAACCTTGCCTGATGCTCGATGAGCCTTAGCTCTGTTTCTAGGTGTTCGATGCGTTTTGACATTGAGGCGTGGGTTGAGAGGTGTTGTGCGGTTTTAACAGTAAGTATGTCTTCGATTGAATCGATGCACAACTGTACGCACGTTTTAAAATCGTCATGCTTATACGATTCTTTTCTGTTATTCAAGGCGGCTATTGCGGGGTGTACTTTACTCGTTTCCATTTGTGGTTGGGTTAGTGGTTAACAATTCGCTTAAATTCAATCCAATTTTAGAACAAAGATGTACGGCTTCCGAAAACTTCATTTCGGTTCCAGTTCTCCACGCATAAAAGTTTGATTTTGGAAATCCGCTTATATAAGATAATTGCGTAATTTGTTTTGATTTGCCAATACCCATTTCTAGTAGTTGCAAATCTATTTTTTCCATTAGTGCTTTTGTTGTCATATTGTTTTTATTTGATTATGTAAATTTACAAGTTTTTATAAACATACCAAATTATTTTGCAAGTTTTTGAATAATATAGAATCATTATAAATAAAAAAACCGCTTCGATTAAAAAGCGGCTTGTGGTATTTGTAGGGTTAATCTACTGTAAAACCAAGTGTTCAATTTGCTTGTTTCCGATTGTTTGGCGAATGCCGTGATACTTCATGAAAGACAACGCCCCGATCTTTGAAACAATGCACCTAAAACCCTGTGTGTTGTTCATTTTGTGTTTTGCTCTTGTTTTGCGCGACCATTGTCTTTGCGCTGTTTTTGGATTTAACATTGTATGATTATTTATTAAGTTACCTATTATGCTTATGGTTGTTTATCGCCTTTGAGAGCCGCTTGATCTCGCGCAGGCGTTCTGCTTCGTCAAACTCCTTGAATTTGTTTTTTACATTGGTCTTTTTAACGTAAAGCCATTTCACTTTTCGGGGAATTGGTCTTGATAATCCTTTATGAATTGGCGTATCTTCTGGTGCTGATTTGCTGTTAACTTGTCAAGCATCTTGTTGTCCGCCAAGACCTTTTGTGGGGCAATAAGTTTAAGGTGCAGCACTTGATTTTGTTTGTCTAATTCTGTTTTTTCGATTGAATTCATCGCCGCCTTGCTTATGAATAAGGTTCTCGCCATCACTTCACGCTATTAACAATCCATCCACCACCAACTGCGCCAACGACCAAGTACAACCATGGCGACCGATACCACTTTTTTCGATCAACCACAACAGCGGTTTTCACTTCCTTTGCAGCGGCTTGCTCGAGCAAAAGATCGCGTTGGTTCGACAAGTCATTGATCCAGCCAATGTGTTCTTTCGTTTCCCTTGCCATTGTCGTTACAATAGCGGAAAGCGTGTCAATTGCAGCCTGCTTACGTCTCACTTCAAGTTCACATTGCTTGCCGTTTTGAAGGTCGCGCCAGATGATAGGCACTTTCTCTATTGGGAGCAAAAGGTGTTTGCCGTCTGCCGTGAAATTGGATTGGGCTAATGTGATTGCGGGGAGTAGGAGGAATAGGATTTTTTTCATTTTTCTTCTAATATTTGTTTAACCTGTTCTTTTACGCAATCAGTGGCTTTGCTCACGCCTTTATCAAATCCTTCGGAATAAGATTGATATTTGAAACACCCTAAGGCAACACCAATCAAAATAAATCCCGCAAGATCATAAGGCTTTTGCATAGAAAACTTAAAAGGTGAAAAGCTGATTGTTGTTTTTCCTATGTATAGCATCATAGCCACGGTAAATGCACTCCAAAGAATAATGTATGCCATTTTCATTTTATTTCGTTTTTAAATTAATAATTAACCAAATCCACACCCATCTGCTCAACACTCGGATCAACAATCACCTTACGGGGCAAATTGGCGCGTTTTACGGCTTCTTTTGCTTTTGCTACGTGATTGTCTGCCTTTGTGATTGCAGTTGCGTTGGCGGTCTTTATTTCAGCCTTAATGCTATCCGCTTCTTTCCGTTCCTTTTGCCCGTTGTCGGTCAGGGCGGGTTGGGGTTCACAAGATCTGGCTATATAGTATACCAATAGTGTAAGCCCAAATATTGCAAGTACTGCTATAATTGTTCTAAGCCAATTTGGTAGTTTGTCGGTGGTTGTTATTTGCATAATTAACTTATTTTATTAATGTGGTGTATTTGTATTTCTATTTGTTCTTTAAATTTTTCTAGAAAGTCAACAGCCTCTTTGCGCTGTAATCCAGTCCATTGCTTCAATTTTTTCAAATCATCAACGCGTATTTCAACCGAGATATTTGAATTTGCATCAAAGTTTCTGTCTTTGTAGTACTTACTTGTGTGTTTCATAATTCCTGTATGTGTTGTTTGACTTCTTGCCAGTATTTAAGTTAATGAAAGTATTTCCAATATCATTTCTTCAATTTGCGAAACCCTGTAAGTTTTGAAAAACATAGGCTTGCCACCAAGCCACGGTATTTCAAATACCACATATAAATCGTTCACTCTCCAAATCTCAGCCTTGCCATAGTCTGATTCTGGTATGACAAACATTTTTCCATTTGAAAGTAATTCTACATTTTGTTTTATTTCCTTCGCCTCCATACCTCTCAAAATTAAAAAGCCCTCAAATCGATGAGGGCGGGTTACTAATCGATATGTCAAATGTAGGGAGTTAGGTGTTAAGAATGAATATAAATTACTTCGGAAGTCGTTTCTTTACGGACGTAATCATTTGCATCATCAAGGCTTCGTAATTAGGGTCAGTGGCATATCCTGCACGGGCAACCAGTTGCAAAAACAATTTTGGGTCTGCTCGCATAGTCCATGCAAGATTGTATCTCGGGTTTTTTCGTATAAATTCTGCGTGGTCGGCAAAAGATTGCTGTGCACTGTCATATTTTCGAAACCAATCCTTTATAAGATATTTGAATCTGGCTCCCACTTTCGTTATTGAAAGTATGACGGGATATTTCACCTTGTTTGTACTGTGGAACTCGGTCGTTGTAATCAACTGCTCGTTTCCATTTAACCCGTCCGTGTCTTTTACGCCAAACATCATATTTCCGACAGCCTTTTTGCCCCACCCCGTTTCGTGTGCGGATTGTGCAAGTAGTGCGATTGCAGAAATCCCTGTTTTGTCCTGTACCTTTTTGGCGTGAGGATAGTAGTACTTGACGAATTGATCTGGTGTCATAGGCTATTGTTAATTTTCAGCAACCAAAACCCTATTGGCTCTTTCAATGCTGTCTTGTCGATGCCTGTTCAATGCTTTTAGCCTTTCTGTTTCGCTTTTCAGCCAATCCCTTGCATCCTGTAAGGCCTTGTAATCGGGCAGTTGTTCCTTTGGCGCGTGGTAGTTGTAATTTGGCGCAATCTGCGAAAGCTGTGGTGTGGCTTTAATGATCGGCTGGTTGTTTTCCTTTCGCGTTGCCCCTGCGGCTATCAAGCCCAGAAACGCGGCAGTTATGATGATACTGGCGTTATTCATCTTTGAGTAGTTTTTTACCATTTTTTAAAGAAAGTTGATGTTCGTAATCCTTGACTTTTTGCTTTAGATCCGCAAGTGCTTCACGAACCATAACCCGATTTTCAATTTTCAGGTTATCGTTTTCCTTTCTTACATAATCAACGTCTTCCTTACACTCCCTTTCCTGATTTGCCAATCTCGTCTCCGACAACGTTTTGTAATCGGCAAAATCCTTAACGATCCTGTCATAGTCTTTGCACTTGTCGCTGTACCTTGTGGCCTCAACGGTTTTCACGATGCTTATTACACCAAAAACGGTTGTTACGCAAAATACAGCGGCAACTCCAATTACTATGGTTGTTTGGTATGTACGTCCCTGCTGTTTGAACCAATTGGCAAAACTCTTAATCGCATTCAATTTTTGGCTCATATAGCATTGGGGCTAATCTAATTACAAACTTAGTCAATTTTATTTATTAGAACGTTCACTGTGGCAATAAATTGTTATATGTAAAAAATCCCGCTTGTTGAGGGCGGGATTGTGGTGTTATTGTATTGCTGAAATAAACTCATTAACCCATTTGTTTGATTCTTCGCAACGCTGTAATTCTTTTTCGTATTCAAGAGTATGGTAAGATAATTTTTTATTTGCTATTGAAATTAATTCAGCGCGTTCGTTTCTGGCTGAAAGTGAATTCAATTTATAGATTATTCTTTCAAGGTTTTCTACGTGATAACTATCAGATGCATCAAAAGAAATAGTGTCTTTCAACTGCTTAATCATAAATTCCTTTATGCCTTCGTGTTCTGGTGTTGGTGGGATAAAGGATTCTGCTTTAATAAGAATGTTGTCAAGTCGTTTATGTTTTTCACTACAATCAATAATGCTTTTTTCATGATAATATTTACTTTTAAGCAAATCGACACGAACAGTTGCTAAAATATCTTCATCGGAAGATGATTTAGCTTTTTCAAGATCTGAATTTGCTTTTTCAATTGCTTTTAGATGATAATCACTTGGAACCCGTGGCACCCATTCTTTATAAAGAGGTTCATCTCTCATCATAACCGTGGCTCCAAAAGCCCTCATACATAATTTTGCAAAATCGGGGAATTCTTTAATGGTTCCATCTAAGATTCCTGCTGTGTAACCTGTTGGCATAACACTATAATTTTAAAAGAGAAAGGCTCAACATCCGTCAGAATGCCAAGCCTTTTCTCAAAGTTAGAATTTACTAACTAAATTTTAGAAGTAGCTGACGGACTACTTTGCAAACATATATCCTATTTTGTTTAGAAACAATATAAATTACGGGCTCAATTTCTTGCCAACCCTCACGCGGAACATCACAAAGCCGAACGCAAACGGAATTGCCAGGATTATCAATGACCCGTAGAATTTATCTGCCTTAACACCTGTCCAGTCGTGCCACAAATCAAAGAACAGCATATTGACTGCGATGATCGCAAATAAAAACCCGCAAACAATCTCCCCTACAAGATCATTCGCGGTGTTTTCTGTTGCCTTTGTGAACTTACGCATTGGTTTCATTGCCATTTGGCGCAACGATTGTCGCTGTGCAGTCCATGTTGTTGGGATCGTATTGTGGGGCGCTAGTTGTTGTTTGCATAGTATTGTTTTAAGGCGTTATAATTCAACTCAAGATTGTGTTCGCAGTCTTTTTTGTTCCAATACCCTTCCGAGCTTGAACCAATAATTCGGTTGTTTGCGGCTTTGATTCGCCACCGCCATTGCTTCCATACCTTTGTACGGTAGAACTCGACTTTCATTACGCTTGGTTCTCTATCTTGGCCTTAGCCGCTTCGATCTTGGCCTCTGTTGGCTTGACCTCAATGACTTTTGTAGGCTCAAGGAAATTCTTGATTAGGTAAGCCGTGAAGCCACCCAATGCCGCCAAGCCAATTGCCTTCCAATCAAAGGTAAGTACACCGCTTTCGATTGTGGCGTTTACGATTGGAACGATGGTTGCCAATACAGCGACGATTGCGCCCTTGAAGAAGTCGCGCAAGTTCCAGCTAAACTGTTCTGATAAGATTGTTTTTCCCATAATGTTGTTGGTTTTTAAAATTGGTTAATGAATTATCGGAACTCTCCGACTATAAGGTAGTTGGTAATCACACACAAAACGCCAGTTACAACTGCCGCGATGATTCCTTTTTTCACGTCGTTCATATCCTGCTTGATGTTTTTGTAATCTGCCCAGAACATTTCCCAAACAAAACAACCGACTGAAACAATGATTGTCGCGATCAGGAACTTTCCGATGAACTGATAGGCTTGGAATGCAATAAGGTAACAGGTAATCTCAAGTATTGCGCCACCGATATAGTGCCAGTTGTTGCGCTCTTTAAGCCATTTTAGCATAGTGTAAATGTTTGATTAGTAAGCCAAAGATATTAAATAACGCGAAACGGGGGTAAAAATTGTAAAGAAAAAAGGGAGCCTTTCGCGCTCCCTAAGTTTCGTAACTTATGCTACTGCTCTGAGCGGTGCATTGTTAAGGCTAATTACTTTGCCTGTTATTGTTTTTGGCTCTCCTTATTACCTACTGTACTGCTGTCAAAACCAGTCAACCCCTAAAACTAGAGGCGTCTTTCCATAGTTAAAATAGCGACTACCTCTTTCCATAATTGTATAGCGAAAATAACAAGCTAACTACAAACTTGAAATTGTGGAGTTGGCGGGAATCGAACCCGCGTCCAAACAGTTTTCAATAACATATCAACGAACTGGTACAAACCTACGCAATTCCCTATTAAGAACCAATATAAATTAAACAGCCACCAAGCAGTAGGTGACTTGGTGGCGGGAATTAACTCAACTTAACTGTGGATAACGTTGGATTGGGGTCGTTTATTGTATTAATTATCTTCAATGTCAAACCAACCAATGATAGCCCCAACACCTGTAAATGTTCCTACCGTGTAAAGCACCTCTGCCTTTCCAATTGGCTCCCAGTTACATTTTACCATTTTGTAAACACATCTTGCCCAACCATAAACCGAGCATAAAAAAATTAAGCTATAAATAGCGAATGCAATAATTCCTGTTTTTTTCATAATAAATAAGTTTTAAAAAATAATGCCCCCAGCTCGCGAAAGACCGAAGGCATTTAAATTGTTAGTTTTCGCGAGTTGTAAACTTATAAATAAATATGTTTAGAATGAATATAAATTAACTTGTCCTGCGCAAATAATCCGTTCCCTTCACCAATGCCAAGGCGAACAAAGGTGTAAGGACAATCATCCAAACAATGAAGTTGCAGTACATATAGCCCGTGTATTGGCTTATCTGTTGCTCTACCTCGCCAAACTCCTTATCCGTATAGCCAATAAACAAATAACTGCTCTTGATGCCCCAAACACATAGTGCATCGTATATCCCGATAACGGATAGGGCAAAATTAGCCCCAAGCATAACCTTGTAAATCTTTCGATCCCAAACTGTCGATTCATAGGCGTTCCTTATTGCCAACACACAAACAACCGCGAAATAAAAAAGCTCGTCCACCAATGACGATGATTTGATGTACCATAACCTACCGAGTGCCTCAATGACAAATAATCCTGCCGCGTATGCCGTCAGCAGGATTATAAGGTTGTTGTTTGATATTCGCCTAAGCATTACAAGGGTGTGTTTCCGTGTGGCTTTGTTCCGCGTGGGCCAATTGCAACCAAGTCAAGGCTTTCGGTAAATACATTGCCTGCGCCCCAAGTTGCCTCATCCGTTACCGCAGCATTGTCCAAAGCCTTGAAATCTGCCTTGCTCATTAGTGCATTGTCATTCTGCCATTGCAATACCACTTGGTTTGCGTTTCCTGTTGCCAAAAATCTTAAGATACTCATTTTTAATTCTTGTTTTTATAGTTGATAAATATTCCCCGCGACCACGTGCCGTCAGGGTGTTGGATAAAGATTTCACCATCATTCCAATGATTCTTGAATGTAATTTCGTTTATCCGATCCCTTACAATAATTGTCGAGGCTGGGATTGGATTGATTGGTTTTGGGTGGCTGTAAGTCCATGCGCCTCCCGCGCAGGTAAACACACCCAATATTGCTAGTATCATTGAAAATACTAGGTAACGTTTGGCTTTTCTCATACCATCAAAAATTTAAACCTTCAACAAACTGGCGTTTTTGCATCGGGCGGTTATGTGTGGTATTTTTATCTGAAAACTGTGACCTTGCACGGGATCGAGAACGACGCGCCTATTGCGAGTGCAGGGGCGGTAAAGGAAACCTCAAGCGTTCCGTTGGCTGTGGCGACACAATCGCCAATCGCATATCCCGTTGGTGTTGATGCCGTGGGTGTCAATACAACCCGGTCGCCTGCAAGCAATCCGGTCACGCCCGTAATTGTCGCTTTCCTTACGCCTGCACCAAGCAACACCAAGGGAGCGGATTGGGTGAGCGTTACGTTTGAAAGGAATGTTGCTCCAGTCGGGATTGGCATTTTTACAACGTCGCCGTTTGATCCGACACCCAGTACATTTGTTGGTGTTGCGGTCGGCCATGTTGAGTTTTGACCCATACCAGATACGGTTAAGGCCTCAACGGTTACCCATTGCGGTAAAGAAAGGTATTCCTGCATTGTCTTGAAGCTGGATAGGCTCAAAACCACTAATGCTGCGGAAAATAAAAGTAATGTTTTTTTCATAGGTATTGTTTTTTTTAGTTATTAGTACTGACCAACGTGTACATAAAAAGGTTTGTTGGATTTGTTGCGTATGTAGGGGCTTCAAATATTACCTCAAGTGTGTCCCCCGCAGATATTACCAATGCCGCAGTTCCGAAAGCCATATTGAAAGCCGCATTTGTCTCCATTGTTGTCGTGAGCGTAACGGTAACACCTGTGGTTATGTTCCTTATCTTTATTGTGGCATCCTCGCCTGACGAAACAATAGACGTGATCCGTATCGTACAACTCCAATTTATCGTAGTTGCAGGACAGGTGGCTACAACGTATTGGGTCGCAGATGTGGTCTGTGGCGCGGCATTGTTGTTATTTGAAAAATAGTATATTGAATTGTCTGGAGGTGAGAACGCAGAAGCCTTAAACTCGTATGTGGCGTATCTCTTGGCGTCAATATACGTTTTCATTGCAGTAGTGCTCGATGCAAGTGTTGTTGACGGTGTTGTAACGGTGTTCTGCACCTGCGAAACATTGTAATCCGTTCCGCTTACCGCTTGACTTACCGTTCCTGACCCGTTTGCTTTTAAAATACCGTTTACCGTTCCCGCCCCGCCATTTGCAGCAGGCAAAACGCCCGTAACATCCGTAGATAATGGAATCTGCGAAACATAACCCGGGGTTGTTCCAGACCACTTACTATAACCTGTTCCACTTAACGCGTCTTGTTTGCCGTTCCAGGTCGCTTTTTCAGTTGAATTAGTCCACTTATTTGTTGTGCCGCTGTCTGATATATCGTCGGCATCAAGTACAACCGCGCCCGTTTGACTGTTTACCGACGAAACTGCACCACCGCCGCCAACTGGAATATCATCTGTTTCCCCGTCCGCGTTGAAAGGATATGAAACACCGTTGACTTTTACGGAAAGGCCGTATGTGCCTGTTCCGTCTGGTAGTTGGTGATCTTGGTTGGCAGATATGTTATCGGATTTTATTTCTACTGCCCCGTCTGCTCTTGTTATTAGGATTTTGCCTGTGCTTACCAATTGTGCGCCAGTTCCGTTTCCGCTATCCTCCGCAATAACCTTGGCCAAAAAGTTAGAACCATCATTTTCAATCTGTGTATAAGCCCCTAATCCGCTTACATCCTGACTGCCTACAACCGAACCCTCTCCAGCACCCAAGTCGGTAGAGACAAACACATTCAGCGGATCAAGCGACATAGTATTCGTGCCGTCCGTCAATTGAACTTTGTTTGGATTGTCATCGTACATTTGTTGGAGTGATGAAAAACCGCCGCCAGTAGAAGATACAATTGGATTTAACGGATCTGTATTGTCAACAGTAATGTTTGTTCCCTCAACGATGCTTTGTATGCCGCCAGAAGTAGCGAACAAATAAGCATATGCAGGATATTTTTTAGAAATGAGCCAATTACGCAAATCATTGGCACTCGTCGGAAAATATGGCGTTCCAGTTACCCCGCTGAAATCGTCTCGTAATTCAATATCAGTCCAAACGTACTCTTGCTTCTCCGCACCGTTTAAGGATTGAACCTGAAAAACACCGTTTGTGGTCTCCATCGATAATGGAGAAAGCGAGTAATCGTTCAAAACATTCCCCGTCGTCGCATCCCTCTCGAAATGAGACCAGTTGTATTCCTCGTTGGCGTTCTTTACTATTAAAAATGGCTTTGGCATTACTTACCGATTAATTTGTTGACTGACAATGTAAGCAAATCGAGCGAAACATCATCCAAGTCCGCTGTTGACCTTATCTGTATCTTGACGGGTTTCGACTTGTCTGCTTGCAATAAAGCGAATACCGGAAACGAGAATGTACCGGCTGGCGTGTTGCCATTAATCCCGTGCGTCAATAGCCGCGTGTAAACACCGCCCAATCCCTCGCCGAATATAGCCCTAACTTCAATCATTTGGTTGCTTGCGGTGGTCGTGGCTGTTATCTGCGCCTGCAACACAATTGCATCCCCGCTATCCAGTCCGCTTGCGTCAATCTGGTTTAACGATGTATTGAAAAGGTTGTCAAGATACGGGAATTTGTTTATGTCGGTTGCCGCCCCCAATCCGTCATTCTCCATTGTAGTCCACGTATCGGCAGAAGCAGACACAACGGCCGAATTGTTCTCGTATTGGTACAATGCATTCAGTCTCGGGTAGGTTGCAGGGAATGTGTATGCGCTCGGATTGATCTGCAAGTCAACGTTTGGAGTTGCAAACTCCACCTTGAACCCGTCAATCCAAATAGACGCGCTGCCCGATGTGGCGTTCAATTTGTAAAACTGGAAATCAATTTCCTGTCCTGCCGTTGCGTTGAAATTGCCCGTGTAGATCGCCCAAACCTCCTTTTGGTGTGTCGGGTCGATTGTAAGCACAATATCGTCCTCTGGGTCTCCGCTGAAAACATTGTCCTTGCTTATCCTGATTGTCAATTGATGGGCAAGCGGGGTGGTCATTGTATGCAGTACGCGAACCGCCAATGTATAACGCCCATCGTGCGGTGTCGGGTATTTTAATTTGTTGCCGAAATTGAAAACGTATGGGGTTGTGTTGCTGCTTGATGTTATTTTCAACGACTGTAACCCCTCAAAGGCGTAATCCGTGTCAAAGGTAACATTCCCGCTGCCCGACATCGTTGTGTCCGCAATCACGTGTTCGAACGTCGAAAGGTAAGGCATTAGGTTCTGCCTGTATTCTGCAACCGCGTTTGGTATTAAAAATGCGTCCATAATTAGTTTTTATTGGTTGCCCATGTTATTGTATCGCAGTTGTAGGTATATCCCGCAGCCATTCCCGTCAGCAGGGTCATTCCTGTTGGGTTCATCTGGAACTGCACGGAATAGTCGGTATTGTTGCCAACATCGAACCCGCGCCCCTTGGCCGTGAATCCCGCAATAGGGGTCAGTTCATTTGCCAGACCGCCCACAAATGAGTTCCACGTAAAAACAGCCGTGCCGGGGGCAATATTCGAACCCGTTGTATTTGCGATCGTTACATTTGCCGTTGCGATGCCGTTCGATTTCACGATGGTAAGGGTATAGGTGATCGACGTTCCCGACTTTGTTGTGTAGATTTGGTTCGTTTGGTTCTCGGTTCCGTTGAAATAGCCATCATCAAGCATGGCCTGCAATGTATCGGCAAGCTCGACTTTTACCACCAAAGGGGTTTTGTTCCTTACGTTATTGTCTATAAACGCCTTGACTGCTGTGTATAAGCTCATTTTTTTCCTATGTTAAAAAGTCTGTTGAATCAAAATCATCCTCGTCAAAATCCCCTGCCGCCTGTGCAGTAAACGTCCATTCCGTACTGTTCGGAACCGCATAATTCTCACCGATCAAAGATACAAATAATCCACCCGTGAAATTTATAAAATAATTTCCAGTTGTGGTGATTGTATTGGCAAAACTTGTGATCTCAAATCCGTTTGTGCCGACTGCGGTAATATCCGCCTGTGTGTACGTGTCCAAAAGTGTATTGGTGTCGGCATCCCAGACGGTCAATGTGCCTGTGCCGATTGTAATATCCTTATTGAAGAAACCGCGCAAAGAATCCGAAGCAAGCTGTGCAAGTGTTACCGATCCGAACGGTCGCAATGTTGACTGTACAAGCGCAAAAGCCGTTCCGATTGCGCCCTGCTGCACATAGACTTCGGTTCTGTCGATATTCATTACCCACGCGCCAGAATAAAAGTTGCTGCTGCCCAGTACGTTCTCGGTGCTTGGCACAATGGTTGTCGCGCGTGTGCCTGCCGTTTCGAACGGTTTTGATACGTAAATGACCGCAGAATTAACCATACTTTCAAAGGCTTCCATTCCGTGATTGTCGTAATATTCAACAAGCCAGTTGTAGTTAAGTACCCGCGTTGGCGTGTTGTGGATTACGTTGCCCTGACCATTGCCAGTCCTGCCGACCTGTGTATATGTTTGCTGTTCGGTTGCGCGCGTCGGCTTGGTGTATGTGCCTCGCAACCTGATACGATTTCGCCCCTGTGTCGTTCCGTAATCCTGACCGTCATACAATTTGTAACTCCAGTAGTCGAACTCCGTTGTTTCTGATACATCCTCCTGCACGTGAAACGGCGTAGAATATGCAACCAATCCCGATTGCTTCGCTCCAACTGCGTAATGCGTTAATTTTAGGTGAACGGGTCTTGAAAATGAACGCCCGATATTCTTCAATTGCCAGTAAAGGCTTTTGATTCCCGTCTGGGAATGGTCAAATTGGAACTCGGTAAAGTTTGGGGTTACATTTAAAAGCACGTTATCGGAACAGTCAACAAGTTCGGCAAGTATCTGATGCCCGAAATTGAGGTCAAAATCCGTGTTTGTGTGCTGGCGGGTTTCGTCCATTGTACCGAGTTGAACGAATCTTCGGTTAAATATAGTGGCTAGTTGTGGGTCGTTTAGGCTACCGTAGGCATCTGAAAGCGAACGATGAAAGGTTATAAAGGAGTAGTCTATAATCTTTTGCATAGTGGCAAATATAGCGGAATGATTTGGATTTGCAAAATAAAAAAAGCAACCGTTTTATGGGTTGCTAATGTGTGGTATTTTAATCTGGCTAAACTAGAATAATTTTGGTAACTTTTCTCTTACTTTTATAAAAGTAAAGTGTTGTAAAGTCTTGAAGTTTATTGTTGGGTTTCTGTTTTCTTTGATAAACTCCCAACAATCTTCTTTTACTAAGTCGTAAAACACGGTGTTTAGCAGTTGTGGTATGTACTTGCTTTGCCAATCTTGTTTCTCATTTTTAATCTTTGCAAAAACTTTCTCACACAAAGCTGTTGTAACGTATTTTTCTGCTATGGCTTCCTCAATCATTGGCTTTGCTCCTAAAACTTGCTCTCCAAACTCTTTTGCGTGTTTTTCTTTAAATTCTGACGTTACTATTTTTGCCCAAGCCTGACGATTGTACTTGTTTTTGAACTGATAGTTTTTTATAACGATTCCTTCCCCTGCGCCTTTACCGTCTTCAATTAGGAAACTATTTTTTACAAGTTGATTTACAAATTGCTCATAACTGGAATTTGTAACTCGGCAAATTGGAGGAATATATTCGATTCCAAATTCATCCAACAAAAGCGAGTACTCATTAAAATGTAGGTAGTTTAAATGCGTGTCGGATTCGTGTAATATCTCATGCTCCTGTTTGTCAGTAGAAACATCAAAAACGTAAAAATTTCTCCAAGCAGAATCTCTATAAGTCTTCAAAGAATGAGGCACTAGCCATTCACCAAACAATCTGATATGAGGATATTTATCAAAAAAATCTAAAAACCTTTGTTGTTTTAAAGCCCATTCGTAAAATCCTGCATTGTCGTTTTCTAAAGATAGGTGTCTCGTTCTCGATCCAGCTTGTAATTTTCCGTCACAAAACCACAAAGAGGCGTTTGTTCCGTCGATTTTTGGAAATACATAACATTCCCCCAATTCGATTTTAGAAACCTCTGTTGCCCCAAATCTTTCCAAGTGCTGATACTTTTTAAATTCCATAATAAATATAAATGCCCAAGGCTCACGACAAACCAAGGGCATTAAAAGTTAATTGTCGTGAATTACAAATATAAGCACTAATGAATTAAGAACCATTCTAAATTAAAAAATCCGCATAACAACCACGCCTGCGGATTTTAAAACAATCAATTCAATTTTATGAAAGGGCTAAGGTAGTGAATTAAATTACGCCAACAAAACAATTAATGCGTTTCTAAAATCGTTTTCGTCCTCATACAGCACCCCGTTTAGCAACACCTCTCCAAACCGCACAGGTTTCGCCAATAATATGCGGTCAGGGTCGTAAGCAGCAAAATAACCGTTACTTATCTCCCACCAATCCAATGTTGTGTAAAAGACACCGTTGAACTCGATGCCCCCGCTTACCGAAACAATGCTTTTCTGCGTTGGCTCGTCGCGAACCTCGCCTTTATTGATCTCCAATATCTCGTCCCGCCACAGCATCGCACAGTCTGCCAAATGCACGCGCTTGATCTCGTTGTTCTTGTTGTAAATCCTTATTGTCCCTCGAAGACCAGAATTAAACAACGCTGTTGCCTGTTGGAACGAGCAGTAAACACGGGTCTTGTAAACGTCAATTGTAAGCACTTTCGGATCAAGCCTGCTGACGGGTATATTCTCGCCCTCACGCAAGACCCTTCCGCCCATAAACTGCGTTATCAGTTGGTCGTTGTTCACGAATTTTGTCGTCAATATGTCCTTTGTCGGGTGCGCAGAACATACCGTATTCCAATAGCTGTAAAAGTATTGGTTCATCCGCGCAATCGTGTATTTGAGGTTTGAGCAGTTGTTGCCGCTTTGCAGGTTCAATATCTGGTCGAAGTTCTCGCTTGTCCTGTTGGTAAGCAAAACGCCTGTGTAGGCGTGTGTAATGACAAAATAAGCCGTTCCTGACAATGCAGCCACGTAGTTTATAGGTTGCAATGTGATGATCTGGGGTGTTATGTCAAGTACAGTGCTTTGCGCCCCAATATTGTCACCCGCGTCAAACGTGATTACGTCGCCAACACTTATCCCTACCTGATCCCACGCCAACGTGCTGTCCTGTGTCGATAAGAATCCATTAAGCGGCTTGTTGTATATCAAAACCTTGCCGTCCTTTGTGTAGAATGTATAGAACCCGCGTATCGTTCCCGTAGCCCCCGGCGCAAGGTCAACCACATCAACAATTGAAACCTTGTCGTCAAAGTCCAGCCCCGTTGTCTTGCGCAACCCCTGTATCGCATTTTTCTCCTGTTCAAAAGCGTCCCAGATGTTTTTTATATTCAGCTCAACTCGGTTCTCAACAGCCCCGTTCGGGAACGTCTGCTGTGCCTCCGTCTGGAATGAATCAATTGTGTTCGCGCTTCGGTCGTCCTTGTTGTAATTGGCGAATTTCGTGTCCCAAGTCTGCAATTGGAACCGCTCATTTATCGTTCGCTCAAAGTCAACATCTGGCGCATCCAAGAACCCGCCCAAATCCACATTGGGGTAAAAGAAATCATAATCCCCGTGATCCACGCCATTATTGGTGATCTCATAGTCCGAATTTCCAAGCCAACGCATATCGTGCCCAAATTGATCCTCGAAAATGAAATTGAAAGGCTTGTTTGGGATGCTTCTTTGCATATACCCGCTGTACACATAAAGGTTTCCAAACTTGCCCGTACTCTCCAGATCGGGGCAATTGAACGGCAGTCCAGACAATCTCTCAATCCCCGCCTTTAGGAATTCTGGATATGAACATACATTTATAACGCGGTCAACTGCGGTACTTTCCGTCTTAACCTTTACGCTCATCCCACCCATTGATATTGACGTACTGCCAACCGGTGTGCTACTTGGTGATGTGTTCGTTGTAGTAACCGATGCATAAAGCCACACGCTGAAACCGCGCGGGATGAAAGGTATGTTTATCACGTACGATCCGTTGACCACGTTTATAGTCGAAGTGGTGCTTGCAATTACGGGGTATTCCGTCTTGTCAAGTACGGGGTCAAGTCCAACAGAAACCATTAATTCCTTATTTGTTGCCGATCCTGACAAATCCACAATCGCAAGATTAACCGAATCAAGATTGATGGTAAGGTTCGACAAATCCTCGCGAGCCACCAACAATTTGAACCTGTTTAATGCGTCTGCGGCAATAGCGTCCGTAAATCCTGTTCCGATGTATTCGGAGGTGGCAAACGGGTTGTAGGTGTCCTCGATGTCGGCATTGTCAATTTGCTGTGCGCTGTTTACAATATATGCATCAAGTCCGTAGCTGTTGTAGATAAGGTTTACGTTTGCAGGAGAACTTAGCGTTGAATAGGCGACAACGGACTTGGCTTTCTGCAACATCCGATAGGTAGGGCAGGGCGTAACGGGATTGCCGTACAAATCGGTGGTGCTGAAAACATCGACGTTCACATTCTTCTTCCTTTCGATCTGCGCCAACTTGGTATTTTGAACCACATTGCACGTGAAATACGTTTTCTCGTCCGTCTTGCTCTTGGCTGTGTCAAACTGCCCGTTAACAAATTGCGTCGTCCCGTCAGTAACGCCAAACTCAATGCGTGCCTCAAATCCCTGCTCTGCCGCCCTGCTTAACGCTATCACTTTGTCTAGTGCGTGGGTTTTGTAGTAGATACGCCTGCCCGATTGGTTGATGTACGGTATCGCGCTTTCCTCACCCGTTGCATCCCACAGCGTAATGCCGATTTCCTCGCCGCCGATGGTCTTGTCGCGACCTAATCTGAAATCCCCCTGCTTTACACGATAGGCAAAAGCGTCATATCCTGGCGGTTCCGTAATGTAATCGCGTTCCGTTGTTCCGTCTGGGTAGTAAAAGTCTAAGAAGAACTCCATTTATGGGTTTATTTTTCCTGTTATGTGCAACCTGTTGTTCATTGATTGTGTGCGCCCGTTTTGCCCCTGCGTATGGATTATCTCTCCGCGCCTGTCCTTTGTGATATGGATTGGCTGGAAATTGCGTATTGCCGCCTCTGTTCGTGCCACACCGTTAAAATATTGTTCGGGGGTAAGCGTGTTTGCTGCTGCCTGTGCGGCAAATGATGCAACCGCCCTTGTTGGCGTTATTCCCGTATTATGCAATATGCTATCAAGTTCCCGTAAATGCTGCTCGTAAGCCTCATATGTTGGGAATATTTGTGATCCCGCAGGCGCGCTCATTGTAACATCCTTGCCTACTGGGCGTATAACCGATCCAGACGGTGTTTTAACGACTTCTTTGTAATTGCCGCCCTTTGTACCTTTAGGATCGTCATTGACACGCATTGCGCCTCCAAATGTGTGTACACCACCCTCCCAGAAAGCAGGGATTTGCTGTGATGATATTGCCGCAATCTGTGCCGCGCCCAACAAGCCTACCAAAATAGACAAAGGGATGTTTGGTAATGCCGCCACAACAGCCTGCGCGGTGTCTATGATGGCATTGAACAATCTGAGTTTCTTTTCTGCCTGCGCCTCTCTTTCGCGTATTTTGTTCTTTTGTTTTTCTGCCTGCTCTGCCGCCTCGACTTTAGCCGCCTCTGATTCTCCCGCAAACGCTATGGCAATATCTTTTTGTCTCTCTACACGGGCATATTCTGCCTCGAAATTCTCTTGGCTTAGTTTTGATAGAAAATTAAAGAGTTGCTGTCCCGCTTCGGATATAGCGGCAAACGCTACTTGGAATTTTTCAGCGGTGGTTTCAGCTCCGTAAATCATTTGGTTAAACGTGTCGTCAAAGAACATGGTCAACCCGCCAAGCCCGTTCTGATCCAAGAAGCCTTCTGAAAAACCGTCAAGGAATTCCCGCGTTTTTTTACGCAAATCTTCCATTGACTTTTCCAAAGCCTTTGTGCCTTTTATCTTTCGGTTGAAATCTTCTTCGGCGGCTTTACCTCCCTCTTTTAACGAAGTATAAGCATCCGTTAGTCCCTTTATGGATTCTTTTACACGGTCAATTGCTTTTTGATACTGTTTCCATTGCTCTGAATTCCTTGAAACCATCGCTTGTTCACGCTCGAGTTCCTTTTGATATTCCTGCAAATAAAACAACAGTGAATTACCCTGTTCATTCAACTTTATCAGAATGTCAACTTCCTCAATTTTTGCCCTGTTTTTTGCTTTCGAACCTTTTTCCTGTTGGTAATCCAATCCAATCGCTGTTTTCTGCTGTTCAAGGGTGTATGACGTAAGTTTGTTGTTTACCCCGTTCAGGTAAATAAGGGTACGCTTGTTATCAGCTTCCTCTTTGTCCAGTTGGGCAAGCCGTGTCTTGGCGTTGAATTGGTTTTGGTTCGTGCCGGTGATTAACTGACCGCCACTTGACGCATTTGATGCCGCCTGTTCCCTTTGCAAGTCCTTTTGAGCCTTAATTCTTTCCTGAGTAATCTCCAATTGCCTCTGCTCGATGTCGATTATCTTGCTTTCGTTCTCTGTTATCTTAGCCACTGCTGCGTTTGCCTTTGCCCTTGCAATAATGGCCTCTGTAAGTTCACGCTCTGCTTTGGCGGTGTCCCCTGCCAAGATCTGCTCTTTGGTCAGGTTCTCGAAGTAGAAAGGATATTGTTTTTGCAGATTTTCAACCGCTATTAAACGCTCCTTGTATGATAGATTAACATCTTTGGCTATCTCAAGATTTCCCTGCAAAGATACAAGCTCCTGTACCGCGTTCTTCGCACCCTCTTTTGCCGCCTCACCCAACAACCTTATGGAATCCTTAGCCGCATCCAATTTCTTGCTGCCAAATGATATTTTGTCAAAAGCCGCTGCAATCTTGTCGCCAAACAATGTAGTTCCAAGAATAACCAACGCCAATACCGTGTTGAAGCTGAATAAAGCGGACGTTATCTGCTTAAAAACACTAACTGTTGGTTTTCCTTCTGCCGCCAATTGCCTGTTCGTTGCAATTAATCCCTGTATCTGGTCGGTAAGTATCGGGATGTTGTTGGATAAGGCAAGGAAACCCGTCTGTGCCGAAAAGGTAAAAGCAGGCAGTTCTCGGGTGATCTGGTTAAGGGCATTACCAAGACCGTTGAATCCTGACTTATAATTTCCAACGTTTCTCTGGTTGCGCCCAATGTCAGCATCTAGTGCTTTTATCTCGGCATCCAATTTCGCCACCTTTGTAGCCGCATTGGTAAACTCTATACTGTTGCGCCCATAAGTTGCGCCCAAATTCAGGGCTTCACGTGATGCAATATTCAATTGCAGGCTTAATTTTTCATAACTGCCAATCAAGTTGCTGTTTAGCCGCGCCTGTTCGGTTGCGTTCTTTAATAACTGCCTGTTGTTTACCGTTTCGGTAACCGTTGACGCCGCTGTTTGCTTCCTTGCCGCGCTTAATGATACAATAGACTTCTCAAGTTGGTCTATTGCCTTTGCCTGCCTTTGTATCTCTGCGGTAAGATTGGCGTTTTCGGTGGTTGCCGCTGACAACCCGGCAGGGGTCTTTACGCCAGAAACACCCGCGTTTAATTGCCTTGATGTTTCAACGGCTTTCAACATTGCCTTGTCCGCTGCCGTTACTTTATTTATAAGCAAATCCAGCGCGTCTAACGCATCCTTCTCTACCGTTTTATTTAATACATTCGCCATTGATTAGTTTTGTTTGCTGCGTTCCTCAAGCAATCTGTTCATTTCAATCCATTCCATTACTGTGATTTGCCTGCTGTCTAGCCTGTACCCCAATTGCAATCCCATAGACACGATAAGCATTTGTTTTTGAAGCGTCATTGACACTTTGTCTTCGGCAGTCTTGTTTTGCGCCTGCAAAAGCTCGATGTTGGTCTTTATGCCCTCAAGTTGCGCCTTGCACTTTTGAAGTTCCTCGAAATCCTCTACAAGACCCGCAACAACAGGCATCTTGAACCCTTCCTTGTTGAGTTGCGTAATGAACAAATAACGCATTGTAAGCCCTTCGTCAGAATCGCCAAAACCCTTCTCTATTCTCTCAATAAGGCAGACACATCTTGAATATTTCGCCACCAACGAGTCAATCTTTGCCAGGCGAAGTATTAAAAGCTCGAAAGATCGGTCTTTTATTTCCTCAAAATATTCCTTGTTTATACGTTCCTCAACGGGCTTCAATACCGACATAGGCAGCTTTGTCTCCCTTCCGGTATATCCCTTAATAAGCCAATTGGCATCGCTGGTCTTTCGGTACATATCGAAATTGTAAAGCCACAATTCAGAAATGTTTTCGTAGGCGTTCTCTATGCTCAAAACGTTTTTGGTCGCCTTCTTTCCGCTGTATTCTGCCATATCAAATACTTTTTATAATGAAATCGTTTAATTGTGGTCTTAACACATCCTCGTTTACGCGCTCAGTGTTTTCTTTGGTAAGCCCAAATATGTTTCCGTATTTTTCAACCAGATCCGCGCTCTTTTCGTCCCTGCTGAATATACTGTAATCGTTTGGTTTTTTTAGCAGGTCAAATCCTTTGTAAAAGTCCCCCGTGTCAAGCAACGTGGTTCGGTTGAATACCTCTCCCTTTGACCGCTTGTAACGAACGGTTGTTGGCGTATATGGCTGTAATTTGTTTCCGTCTGAATCAATACCGCGATCGAACAACTGATCCTCTCTGTTAAAGTCCAATATAACTTCCTTGCTTCGGTCTACTATACGCTCAAATTCGCTGGGTATTTGCGCCCTTACCGATTTTAAACTTGCCAAATACTGATCTGTTGTCATACGGCTAAGATAATAAAAAAGCCGCCGTAATAATCGGGCGGCTTTAATAAAAATAGTGCGTTGTGTTTTATCCCGCTACAACGGTGGCAACCTCTGGCGATTTGTAAAGGATCTCAGAAACAGAGATCAGAACAATGCCATCAATTTTAACCGTATAAACGTCCGCAGCAGTTGATGCCGCAGCCAGTGTGGCGGTTACTTTTTTGGTTGTTTCGTCAGCCGAAATGGTAGGTGTTATGACCGTTCCGTTTTTTGTGAAAACGTAATCGCCAGCCAAAAGACCCTTAGCCATGTGCGTTCCGTCATTCAACAACGGCGAAAACACCAATGATGTTGACGGGGCAGTGATCGGGTCAATCGTGATTGTTACGTCATTTACGCCTTTTACGTCCGTACCTCCGAAATCGGGCTTCAACATTACCATACGCGCGTCAACTTCCTTGCGGTCTGTCAATTGCATAAAGTAGGTTTCTGTCGCAAGATTCGTTCCGTCCTCACCCAAGTATTTCCCGACTTGGTGGATTCCCATAGTAAATGGTTTTGCAACCCCGGAACGGCTTTTTGTGAACCAAAGCACATCGTCCACATCCTGAATTACCACAGAATAGTTACCGCTTCCTGAAAGACTGTCCAAGTCTTGCTGGAACATAAAGCCGTTGTCAAAAGACGCGGTATATTCGTAAGGGAATTGGTTTACCAGAACCTTGATTCCAGATCCCTCACGGGCTGTAATGGTTGCGTCTGGGGTGGAATCGATGAATGATGAAACATTCGGCAGTACAATAAGATTGCCCGCCACTTGTTGCGCCTGCATATACGCCAGATCAATGTCGGCAGTAAATGTGTGGTCTGGCGGAAACAGATACAATACCGCAACTCTTTTGCGGTTTGTCTTGCAATACGCCAACCCTGTACCTCTTGCTCCTTGTGCGGAGCAGTCAATAACGTTTAAACCTGTAGGTGTTGCCATTATTTAATGAGTTTGTTTTTTGTTAATGACTTGATTTGTTTCTCGTCGGTCAGCTCAACTGTGCTGCCCCTGCCGTAATACCTGTCAATGGTAACACCACCTGTGGCAATTACGGTGAATTTCTGTGCCGTTTTCTTTTCGGCTGTTTTTTTACTTTCTTCCATTGCTAGAATCTTATTTGATTAATACAATTGCTTGAAATCGTGATCGGATTTGTAAATTCCATTTTTATGGCATCCCAAATATCCGTAGTGTTATTTTCGGCACCGCTTCCGTAGTTCGGGTATTTTGTCAGCCTTACTTTGCCGTCCCAAAGAAATATTCCTGCCTTTAAAATACATTTCTGTATGTTTTCGGCCATCGGGAAAAGCACGTTTCGGTAACTCATTGCCCACCTGTTTTTATTCAGAAGATCGGTTTGTGGGTTTACTGTTGCCACAATCAAAATCAACCTTGTTTGGCAGCTTTGTAAAACAACATCCTGCTCCTCATCCATGCTGGTTTGATAAATCAAAGGGTATGGGCTTGTGTTTGCTTTCGCGTAAACATTAAGCGTGGCCAACAGGTTAAACTCATTACCCCAATCATACACGGGCTTAAACCCGTCAATCAACGGCAGTTGGTCAAATGCTTCTGCAAGACGTTCTTCGACGATTATCACAGGTTGTAGATATTTATCATCCCCAAATGCTGGAAAAATGAATTGTCAAAATCCCCTGATCTGTCGCTTAGGAAGCGGTAAAGCGAAACGTCCGTCTTCTCGTTTGTGCCGAAAGCCCAACGCATTCCGAATCCATTCCGATTGTTGAAGAATGAATACCCCCGTCCGTCGTTATTGCCTCCGTACATTTCAATGAACGAATTCCACGCCTTGACCATTTGATTGTTTGGTGATTGCCTGACAGAATTTTCTGCCTCTGCGACCTGAATGCCTGTAGCCGTGTATTGATACCATTCTGATTGCAAGTAATAGAAATAGACATAGTTTGCAATTAGGGATATTTTATTTGTCCCCAACGTGTACCTAAGCCCGTTCCACCTTTTGCCATCATACGTGACACCATTCACAAGGTCTTTCCACTTTTGCGGCGCGCTGGGCTTTACAGTCCAATCGGTGCTTGGTGAAACCTGCTCCAACTGATCGAGTAATTCAGCGTATTGAACCCAACCCAATGCCTTTACCAACACCTCACACTCTCGTTGGTCAATCTCCTGTTGCAAACTGTCTGCCGCTGTTGGCGTGTTACTGCCAATGCTCGGCTGCGTTACAGTGCTCGGGATAAAAACCGACTTGTTTTGAAAGTATGACGTGTTGATTAGCATTTAATTGGTTTATTCTGCCTTGATTGGCGTTACTACGGTTTCAACTTCCCTAAGTTCAAGTTTAGCGTCCTTAATGGCTTCCGCTTTCTTGTTTTTAATCAACCTGTCTGCTTGGATAACGTGAAGCAAACGCGGTTTCTTTTGTGGGTCGTTTGTCAGGAAAACTACCTTGTAATCTTCCTTTTTGTCAAAAGTGGCTTTTGCTACCTCTTCTGATTCCTTTTGTTTGATGTCAAATACTGGCATATTATTATGGTGCTACGGTTAAATCTGCTTTTACTGCTTCAAGGTCTAGAACCATCCAAGCTGGTTTCTCATTGTTTGCGATACGCAACAAAGTGAATACCTCGCCAATGGCTGTTTTCTTGTTTTCGATGAATTGCGTTCCATAAGTTCCAACGCGGAAAATAAAGCCTGAGTGCCATTCTTGGTAAACGGTTGAATCACCTACCAAAGCCGTTCCCTGCGCGATCAAGTAAGAAGAGAATACTCTCATTCCGTTGATTGAGTAAGAACCGTTATTGTTGGTCATGTACGGCTTGATTTGCGCGTTGCCCTCTGTGTCTTGCGTGAACATGGCTGCAAAAATATCGCTCGGGTTCATAATCACAACGTTTGGCGTGAAGTACATACCTTGGATTACCGATTGGCCTGCAACTACCGCAAGTCCATTATCAGGCGCAACAAATGTACCGTCAAAAACAGATGATGTGTAAGCAACGGCGTTGGTTTGGATTGTGGCGATTAAGCCGTTTTGCCAAGCGCGAATTACTTTGTCCTCAAACATTCTTACGATTGCAGAAAACAACATTTCGTTATCTATTTCGAATTCCTCTGTCCACTCGATACGACCTGCGTATTTTTTACGCAAAGTACGGTTACGAATGAAAGTGTCGCTTGTAAGCGGTTTTGTACCACCCTCTGCAACAACCGCAACTGCGCCCTCTGCTGTCGCTTGCTCTTCACGGATAACCTCGCTTGGAACTTTTGCAACTTGGTTGTTAGGGATCACATCGAGAATGAAGTTTTCGGGGTAACGGATAAGCGCGATGTCGTTCTCTACAAGGTAGTTCTCCACCAATGGCAAAGTAACACCTGATCCGTTTGTTACAGCCGAAGTGGTTGTAAAGATTGCGGCGGCTTTGATTGCGTTGAATGTGAATTCTGGCAAATCTTTACCGTTCTTGATTGCGTCAACGATTGCTGTATGGTTTTCGCGCACGTATTTTTTGAGTTGGAATTTTTCCTTTTCAGAAATCAGGTCTTTGCCTGTAGCTTCCATTTTCTCAATGGCTTCTGCCATGTTCTTGATTTGGGTTGCAAAAGTCACAACGTTGCCGTCTTTATCTTTTTCAGTAGCCCCCAAAACTGTTTCCAACGCCTTTGTCAACGATACCGAATAAGCTTCGTCATTGTCTTTTTGACGCGCATTTAGCGCCTCGTCCAAAGCGTTAAGGAATTTCTCTTGGTCTGCATCAACTGTTGCGCCTGCTTTTTTTAACGCATCAATTAGCGAGATGTTTTTTCCGTTCATCTTTTTTGTTTTTAAATAAATGTTACTGATTTTTTAGGAGTGTCTTTCAACGGCTCTTCTTTTGCAGAAGTGGACAAACCGGCTTCTGTATATTGTATAGGCGTTGCATCGTTTGATCCAAACAATACCATACTGCCTTCTTTTGAAATCTTTGCTTCCTCAATGCCCCAAAAATAACCTTGCTCTTTGGCGTGTTCTTTATTTGCGATCTGGTCTACAACACTGTCAAAGTATGCCTTGTGTTCTGCAAATTCTTTGGCGTTGTCGTCAATTGCCAATCTAATCTTTACGTACTGCATACGAACCGAGTTTTGCACTGGGTGCTTTTGCTCGATGATTTCCTTTGCTGCCTCGTGTTTGATAGCTTCTTTTGGAATTTCATAAATCAACGCCTGTGTGTTCCCCTCGTATGATTTACCAACGAAAGACCAAGGCACTTCTTTTACATATGCGTTAACATCTTTAGGCCAAGCGATAACGTGTGTGGTTTTCAGCTCGTGATCCGCAACGTAAAAAATACTGCCGTTAACCTCTTTTAAAGACTTGTTCCAAATACCGTCAAAATGAACGTCACCGTGACTGTCCATATATTTTGTGGTGTTGATAACGGGGTAAAAATAGCCGTCTTTCAAACCTAAAAGGCTTTTGGTTTCTTCTGTAACCTTAAATAAATTGAACGTGCCAAGCTGCCCCTTTTCACATGACTTTTGTACAGACGCTTTTTTAAGGTCTAAAATGTTTTTTTCGTTCTTAACCAAAGCCGCAAACATTTCTGTTTTTGTCTCAAAGTTAGAATTAAGTTCTTTACAGTTTATCATTTCAGCACGTCTTTATTGTCGTTAACTTTATCAATCTTTTCGGCTATGGATTTTTTCAAAGCCTTGTTTGTTGTCTTTTCAGCAACTTTATTTAACTTGGTTTCTTCTACTTTATTATCCATTGTACTTGTCTTGTAAATTTGTGTATGCCTGTTTCACGTCAATTCCCGCATCTGTCATTTTTGCAAGGTTGTCCAGAAACAATCCGTCACTTTCGTAAGCGGTCTTCTTGTCTTCCTGCAATACCTCAACTGTTGAGAAATCAGGCTTGAAAACAACGCCCTCTGGCAAATAAAATGCCTTTGTCAATAACGCGGCTTCCGATTCGCAAACCTGTTTTACCACATTTTGCCACAATGCCTTTTCAGCATCATTCTTGTTGGTAAACGTTGAACTGCCCTTTCTCGGTATAAGCTCTGGGTCAACCCCAAATATGCCAGCGATTGCAACCGCATTGGCTTCCGTTTCCTCGAATGGCTGCAACTCCTGTATTGTCCCGAGCGTCTTAATGAACTGCATTGGAATAGCTGATATTCCAATAAAATTCTTGTCGCCCGTTATGCCGTTCCTTGACTGCAAATCGCTTAGCATTGCATCTCGGGTTGTCGGGTCAATGGCTTCCTGCAAGTTGTTGCTTGCCGCGGATGGTGCTTTTGTCAATATGCCACCGTTGCCGTTCTTTGCGTAGACATTGTAACGTGCCTGATATACCGCAAGGATATTGTCAATGTTTCGGCTTACCCTGCTTAATGGGCTTATTCCCTTGCCATTCTGATCCAAACCCAATACCGTGCTTTGTGTGATGTATCTTGGGTCAATCTCGTGCTTGTATAGAAAGAACGTCTTGTAATATTCAATCAATTCCTCCTTGTTCTTGATGAGGAACGGGTTTGGTATTGTCTTGTAAAACACTGGGCTTGTAACGTTCGGTTGCAATACCCATATATTGCTTATGTTGTCAATTGTTGGGTTAACGATACTTTTGGGTGTTTTGGTGTACAAATACCCGTTCCCATCGGAATACTTTGAAAAAACATCCTTATAAACCAAATCCCCTAGCGAATCGAAAGGGTTTGGCTTGTCAATTAGCTTTTTTAGGTTGCCTGTCGGGATGTATTCCTCATCCGTTGACTGTGTGACAAGCTTATAGCTTATTGAGGCAGCCCTGTCCGCGATTGCATCGATTGGTATAAACACCTCCGCAAGGTTGCAGGCAAGCTCGTAAGGGTTTGTTTCGCTGTATCGTAGCAACTTGTCATTACCTAAAGAACGTAAGTATTGGTTGAAATACTGGAACCAAGCCCCGTCATTGTCCTGCTCTGCAAATCCAGTTGGACTTTTTACCTTTTCCTTGCCTCTATTCCAAAAAGCCATTAATACAAAAGTAAAAAAGCCCCTCTGGCACGTGTGCAAGAATGGGCTTTGTTAATATTCCTTTGGTATGTATCTGGCATTTTGGCGTGTATTCAATCGCAAATATATAAATTACTTTTAACTAAACGTTAAAGCATACGATTTATTTTTAACCGTACAGCATTTTGGCGTATTTAATCTTCATTATATTTGCTGCACTGCAAAGGCCATCAATGCCGTCCTTCTTGTTCTTGTTGTCGCCTTCCTTCTCATAAGTGGTTACGTGGTTGATGAATTTAAGGTATTCGGGCTTTGATTTGTAATCCTGGTCAAAGATGAAGTATTTTGCCACAAACTCGTAATGGCTCAATATACGCGTTTCCTTTGGTATTGATACGGTGAATGGCTTTACGGTTGCGTGGTTTGCCAAGTCCCGCTTAAGCAACAGATATGCGGCAGTCCCCACACCGTTAACCTCAAGGTAAATGTCCTCAAGGTGATTGAGCCTGCTTTTTTCAATCAACCTTTCGTTCACAACCTCAATGCCGTCCTTTGTGTGTATCACGTCTTTTACGAATACACATAATTGATTGTCGATTATTGCCACATGCATCATTGGAACGCTGAAACAATCACCCCCTTTGTCTGCCGGATCACCAACCGCGAACTTGTAAACAACGTTTTCTGTTGGTATGTTTGACAGGTCTGCAAATCGCAAAGAAGATATTGGGAGCAACTTGCCTTTTACATCGCTTGGCGATTGTTGGTACTGTGTTTCAAAGACACGCTCATCTGCCGCGCGTATTTTTTGAAGCTCTAACAGTGTTTGCTTGAACTCCCACAGCGCAGTCTCGTTGCCAAGTTCGTCTACCTCAATGCAAGGGAGATTTATGAACGTCCATTCCTCAGCCTCGTTTGCCTGCAAATAACCAATCAGGTCATTTTCATGTAGCCTTTGCCCAATAACAATAATTGGGGTGTTTCGACTGTTTGTGCGGCTTCTTATTGTATTTTCAAAACGTTGGTTTACACGCTCCCTTTTAACCTCTGAATCTGCATCATCAGGTTTCAATGCGTCATCGATTATGATTGCTCCCGAAAACTTGTTGTTGTCATCAATGGTAAACTCGTCAAAATCATCCTCATCAACCTCTCCAGCTCCAAAACCCGTTATTTGCCCTCCCGTGGCTGTTGCGTAAATGCCGCCGCCATCGGATGTGTACCACTTGTTTTTTGCGGTACTGCTTTTGTCCATTTGCACCCACGGAAACAACCTTTGGTATTCGGTTTCTTTTATAAAATCCCTCACTTCCTCAGAGTTGTCTAACGCCAATGACTGAGAATAAGATAAATGAATGAATTTTGACGCAGGATTTATTGCCAAGCCCATTGCAATAAAATTCTTTACTGCAAGTTCGGTTTTTCCGTAACGCGGGGCAATGGCAATGGCAAGTCGTTTTATCTCACCAGAAAAAACCTTATCCAAAGTGTCGCAAATAGTTTTGTGATGGTGATTTACTACAAATCCCCTTTTAAAGCGTTCCTTAAAAAAGTATTTTGTAAACAATAAAGAACTCGATATAAGTTTAAGCCTTATTAGTTCACGTTCCGTCATTCTTCAAGCTCTTTCAGTATGGATCTTGCTTGCTCTGGGGTTATAGGCGCTTCGGATGGGGCAATATATCCAGAGTGGGCTATTTGTTGCTTAGGCATTCCGAAACGATACGACAGCCATGTCTTTATTGCATTATGGTCTTCTGATTTTACGAGTTTTGATAGGTTTTCCCAAACTATCTTTGGTGCAAGTATGGCATCCATGGTTTCAATAAGTGCTATCTCGTCTGCTTTTGGCTTTCGTCCAGCCCCTGCCCTTGCACCCCCGTTTGATTTTCTTTGATCTTCCAATATTGAAATAATTTGATTATTCAATTAAGCCATACCCGCAAAAGTAATGAATTAATTGTTTATTGTGCAAGGATTATTGAAATAAAGTTGGTGCATTGATTATTCTGCTGCATCGCTGGTTTGCCATATCCACATACTTTGACTCGATATCAAACCCGACGAACCGCCTACCCTCCTTTACCGCCATTGCGCACTCTGTTCCGCTTCCTGCGAATGGAACAACAACAAGGTCATTTGGTCGTGAGCAGGTTTGTATTAGTGCGCGTGTTAGCTTTTCGGGTTTGCAGGTATCGTGGTCGTATTTTCCTGTAATGTGACCCTCTTGCGAAAACTCAAGAACCTCTTCAAACTTGTTCGTGTTGTAAAAGAATCGTCTTTCAATCTCATATTCATTCCGAAGGTCTTTATAATCACGATGTAAATAATTGAATTTTAAATATTCTCTAATTTTTAAATATTGAGATTCGGTTATTATGTTATCACCATTTAACCAATTAGAAACGCACCCGGTTAAGCCTCCAGTGACAGAAGGAAACAATTTTGAAATTTCTTTATTTGAAACTTTAGCCGATATAAATTCTGATTTCAAATATTTTGAGAATGAATTTAATTCTTCGATTTGTGTGTTGGTTGAATACATCAACAATCTCTCATTGTGTGTATTGAAAGTTCTGGCTAAATCTGGGCTATAGTATTGATACTGCATTGAATCTTTTTTACGCCAAACCAAAGAGTTTTCTAGCTCAAAATATTTGTCCATGATAATTTGAGAATATGCTATTTTCTTTTTATCCCCCCACCAAAACAAAGTGCCGTTGTCAGCAAATATCCTTTTGCATTCAATCGCCCATTTTTCAACGTCTATTAGGTAATCATCAAATGTTTTCCAAATGAAATCAAAGTCACCCTTCACTTCAAAGTATGGCGGGTCTGCAATAATCAATTGTGCGCATTTGTCTGGCAATTCGTTATCTAAAAAATTAATGTTGTGTACTTGGTTTATCATAATCTATTTTTTTATCGGTTCAACACAAAACGGCTTATACATACTCCCCTCATTCCATGAAAGGCTTTCAAACTCCATATTGTCGAGATACCTGATCCGTACGTTGCTCATTGACAGTCCCGATACATAGAACTCCCTGCCGTTGCGTTTGTAGATTACAGCGTTGGTTGGTATGGGTTGGGAATTGTGGAGGCGTTGGGCTGTTTTTAGTGGGGTCATGGTATGTTATGTATTTTTTTAAACTGTTCTATTGAACGGACCACATTGTATTCATATCCCAATGATGTTACTAATTTTTCAAATTTAATCTGAACCGCTGATTGTGAGTTATAACCAACTTTCAGTTCATTGAATCGGACAACATCGGTAATTGTTATCAGGTCTGAAGCACCCAGGCAAACAATTATGTCCTTTCTTTTTGCAGCCAATTCATTAAGAACTGGTATGATAACGCCTTTTCCATATCGTTCAATTTCATTTCTAAATACACAAATGCATTCGGCTTGTAATAAGTGCTCAGTCATAATTAAAAAGGAATATCATTATCGTCATCAGCAGTTGGTCCAAAGCTAATCCAACGCATTGAGTGGGTCCTGCCTGTTTGTGTATCGTGTTTATAATATTTGCCAAAGTTCTCCATCCACTGAGTAAACTTCTTTTGGGACAGCCATTTTTTAAAATCTTGAAAATCATTAATGAATTTTACAAACAACTCAGACTTATCTAACCTAACATTCATTGGTACGTTTTCCAAATCTGAGGACCATTCATAAAACTCGAATGATGTTTCCTTTATAAACTTACGGACCTCAAGATTATTGAAGTTATGCTTAACAAGTCCCTTTTCAAGGTAATACTGAACGCAATTAATCATATAGTTGTCGAAACGTAACCACTCATCGTTGGTCCAGTCTGAAAAAAGCATATGGCCAAACTCATCCAGTGGTGTGTGTTTGAAATTGAAGTATGCGGACATTTCAACTTCGAATTTTCTTCGCTCGTGAGATCCGCCCAACCCGCCCAATGTATAATTTGTGGTTATCAATATCTTTGGTGACTTTTCAACAGGGATTGATATTGCGTCCTGACCTTTGTATTCCAAAGTTATGCCCTCGGTAATTAAACTAAACAAAGATTCAAAAGAAAAGTTTTTCTTGACATCATCAAACACCAAAAGCTGCGTATCTGTTGATACTGTTTGATATGGAAATGATTTGGTAAATTCGAAAGTCTTACCGTCAATTGATGCTACTTTTTTCATGTTTTTCAAAGCATTCCAAAATAAACCTTTTCCGCTGCCCCCGTTTGGATTCTCGGAAATGGTTTCATCGTTAAAAATAACAGCCTTGTTATTTGCCGAGGTTTTAAACGAGTGCAATAGGTAGCCAATAACTGATTTAAAAGAATTGTATTTATCAACCGATTTTCCAGAAATAAGCCAAATAAATTTTCTAAACTCTGCTGAATGATGATCCGACTTATTGAAAGATCGATTTATTATTTGCCGCTTCCAAATGTAACCGTCAACATCAATATAATCAATTTCTTCAATTGAATCCTTTGTAATTTTGACAACACAATTGTTGTAGTACAAATAACACTCTGTCGCGGTGTCTTCCTTTATTTTCACATCGGTAGTAGAGAGCATACTTAAAAAATCGGGCTTGAAGTAACCTGTATTTGACGCCATAAAATCGTATGGTCCGTAGCCAACGTTCTCGCGTTCTAAAATGTTGTTCAAAACGAAATCCTTTATCCTTTTGTCATTCGTTTCTTCAAGCAAGTTCTGGTCTTTTTTTATAAAGGTAAATGTGCCAGAGTTTTCAGACGGATAGTATTTAAAGAAGTTCTTTTGCTCTAGCCAGAACTTAAACTTATGTGTTGAAAGTAGTATTTTTCCTTTATCGTTATAATACCAAAATTCATCAATATCAAGATTATCCTTTAAAGAACTAAGGTCAATATCTTTATAAGTCGCCTCAATTTCTTTTTTTGACTTACCGGACCTAACCATCTTTTCAACCTTTTCTTTTGTGTCATGGTCCTCAAAAAACTTTGAACCAAAACCAGACGGCTTTTTATATGAACTTTTAACAATCGATTCAATTTCTTTTTGCTTTCCACCTGAATCGAATTTTAAACACTCGTGTAGCGCATCACTTTTTGATATTCCAAAATCAAAAAATGCCGATGCCAAAATATAAAGGTTTGTATTTTTTTTACCAATCGTCATTCCGTATTTTTTGCCCCACCAAGTGAGCAAATTTTGGATGATCTGATTTTCTGATTTCATTGCAACAATTGGAGTATTGGTGCCTATGTCCTCAATGTTTGGCTCTTCCATTTCAATCCATACACTTGATTCCTGATTGATATAAATATCAGGGTCGTATGATTCAAAACAAAAACGAGAAACATCCTTTCCTGATTCGTCCCAGTTATTTGAATTGTAATACTTTTCTAACGCCTCGAAATATGCTTTGTGATTTTTGGCAACGGCAGGAATTTTAACCAAAACCTTAACGCCTTTTGCAGATGGTGAAATCCAAGCCGAAAAAACAAACTCATCGGATGTAATTGAATCCTTAAAAATAGTTGCGTCCTCTGTGGTGTTAAACTTATCAAAATCCAAAATGATTAAACCCGAGTGCTCAACCAAACCAGATGCCGCCCTGTTGGTGAACTTGCCGTTGAAACAACATCCAGGCAATTTTGATTTGTTTTTTAAATAATCCTCATCAGACATTTTACGCAACTGCTCAACCATATCTTTTGACTTGCCCTCACGTATTCGGTCCAGACAATATAAAAGCGACTTATTAAAAGGGCTATTGGGCTGTCGTACGTCTTTAAAAATAGAAACGATTGGATTGATCATTTGGTTTGGTTGGTTGGTTAAATAAAAATAGCCCTTTAAATCAACGGCTCTCTGACTTCCGTATCATTAAAGGACTAAATCTTTTACGGTGTCAAATATAATGAAATTTACTATAAAACTTCAATAATTGCATTTTTTTCATCCAAAGGATCGAATGCGTTTACTATTCGATAAACAATCTCGTTATCGTTCAAGTATGAAATTGTTTTGTTGTAAACTTCAACAGCAGAAAGTTTTGGATGTCTGCAAAAACGTAATCGGATTAGATTCGACTCTTTGATCTTTTCTTCAATAAAAAAATCAAATTCCGTTTTCTTTTTTTGAGCGTTAAACTCTTTAAATAACCCATCGGTTACTTGTGAAATCCATTTAGGATTGATTGATTGATCTTTATTGAATCCCTCAATAATAAATTTAATAGTTGATTTTTTCATTGCTGTAAAAAACAAAACCCTTAATCTAGTCCGCATCTACTCGGCTTCAATTAAGGGTCGTTTGGTTAAAGGTTAACCGGTATCTTAATAGAGGTAGATGAACTCTGTTGTAAATATACAAAAGATTTTTTTTAATTACAACGTGTTTTGTGGTAAATTTCAATTGTACACGCTGAAAAAGCCTATAAACACTATATTTCTATATAAAAAGTGTCGTATGTCGCTTTGAAATGCATTCTTGTTTCAAAAAATAAATTTTAATTGTAAATTTTTACCAAAAAAATAAGATAAATAAAAATACATAAAGTATAGTTGGATCATTTTTGTAACACATTCGCACGCTTTTACTGGGATATATGCTTGCCAATGTAGCACGATTCAAGTTTTTCTTCTATCTTACTTACAAGGTAATCGTAAGTTCTCGGAACTCCGTGTTCTAATTTGTTCACTTTTCCATACCTAGGCTTTAGGTACGACATGATTTTCGCACGCATAGTCCCATTACGTTTACGAAGCTCATATTTTTCAATAGGTACATTATTCAACCTCCAAAGATCAATGTATTTATCAATCAAAATCTTGTAGAAATCGTTTTTGCTGTTTGTGGTCCTGTAAACATATGCTGCAATCTGGTCAGCATTTGGCATTGGGACTTTCGAAACTAACATTGTTTTCTTTTCAACACGTTCAAGTTCATTCTGATCTCTAAATAACGATAATATTGGTTCTTTTGCAATAACCTGATTTAAGTGACCACAATCAGGACAAGGTTCTTTTTGCTGTCCAAGCCAATTATATCCACACTCATCGCATTGGACTAATATTTCTTTTTTCTTTTTTGCGGGATGCAAACCAATGTAGAATATTTTGGACCAATCAATATTGTCTGACCACTTACCTAGTCTGGCAACATTGCCCCCTAAGTCAATTAATATAAAATGGTCTTTATATATTCCATTCTTTACGGTCCGAGCACCACGCCCAACAATTTGATGATATAACGAAAGTGATTTAGTTGGCCTGTTTATTATAATGCACTCAACTTCCCTGACATCAAATCCTGTTGTAAACGTACCTGTTGACACGAGTATTGCGCCATCGGTATCTTTAAACCATTGTACAATTCCTTTCCGTTCGGAACTGTCGTTGTTTACTGAATCATAGGACCTAATCGGGTATTCTGAAAACGTATCTACCAAAGTCAAGTTTTGCTTTGTCGATGCGGTGAATATCATTGTCTTCTTCCCCAGTGCCTTTTCTTTATATTCCTCCAGTACATTCTGATCATGTTTTACTGATTCCTCTGCAATTTCGTTTTCATCAAAATCATCGTTTTCTTTTGCCTCAAGATTGGAATAGTAGTCATAACAGTAAACTACCTCATCAACCAATGCGCCCTGATCGATTAATTTCCTTATTGGTGGACCAACGTTAATTGTATTGTAAGTTTCTGACATCAAAACAGGGGCGGACCATTTCTCGGCTTTTTCGTTGTAACAACAAATCTCCCTAGATTCGTGCCTTTTGTTGCAGTAAGCGCATTCGTAGTATGTATTTCGTCTGTTAATGATTGGGGTGGCTGTAAACCCTACTCGTTTTGCGTTCTTGAATAGTGAAAACGACTTAACGTGAACTTGTTCGTGTGCTTCGTCAATTACAAGCAATCCTATATCTAATGATAATTTCCTAGACCATATTGTTTGCGTCATTCCAACATAAACGTCCGCATTCCAATTCGGCTTTGATTTTTGCGTTATTCGTTCATTCAGTATTCCAAATTCTGCAAGAGTATCAGAGGTTTGTTCTACAAGTTCTTCCCGATGTACCGAAACCAATACTTTTTTATTTGGGTTTCGTATGGTCCATTTATGAATAAAGTCCGACATTATTACTGTTTTGCCAGATCCGGTTGCTGATTGATTTAAAACAGATTCATATTGATCCAACGCGGCAAAAGTGTCGAGGACCATTTTTTGCTGATAATCATATAATTCATATGCTTTCATAAAATAAAAAAGCCCTAAAACTCTCTTGTTTAGGGCGTATTAGTTTGATTCAGAGAGTGTTTAAAGTTACAACTTATCCCAACAAATTCCAACCTTTTTTTAATCGATACCAGTATTTTTTATGGTAAACATCACCTACGGTCTTGTCGTATTCCGCACCACCCAACCTCTCCACCACCTTTCCAACAGCGGCTAAAGTGGTGTATTGGCGTTTGTTTAGGGGCGGGAGGGGTTCTGTTGGATCAGAATGGGAGATCATCGTGTTCTTCATCAACATACGCGTCTGCCGTTGCGCCAGAATTGTCGTTATTAGTTCTTTCAAATATCTTTAGATTTGCTAAAAACGGTAATGCATCTCCAATTGTTTTTGCTTCGTCTCCTAGTGCCTTCCATTTGTCGCTTGCGAGTTTTTGTTTTACAAAACCGTAATTGTCATTTGTATCTTTTTCCTCTCGAACACAAATATCTGTTTGCATATAAACCGCACCGTCCTTTTCTGAAAGGTAGTTGTCATCTATTGGAATTAACAAGCATTTCGCGCCCTTTTTGGTCGTTATGATTGCGTGTTTTAGTTTTGTCAATGCAAAACTTGTAGCGTAGAACTTTTTGTCTTGAGCCATGATTTAAAATTTAATTGTTACACTTGATTTTCGCGGTGTGGTTCCGACTTTTGGAACTTCATTGCCGTATGTGTCTAAAATTGCTTGTTTTTGGGCGAGTTTCAATAATTCAACTCTGGCATCCAAATCAGCTTTTAAAGTTCGGTAAACTTCATCCTCTTCGTAGTTGATTGTGTTTCCGCCATTCACGGGCGAAAACTCAACACCGTAAACGGATGTTTTTTCAAATGGCAGGTGTTGACGCATTTCAGTAGCGGCAGCAGAAACAACTTCGTTAAGCCTAAATAGATTGGCGGCAAACTGTAATTTATCTACATTTCCGTTGTCAATTACATCCTGTACCAATTGCAAGCCAGTTTTCTGGGCTTGCTTTTTAGTAAAGTCAGGTGAATACATTACAGCCATTTCTTCGGCTCTCATCTCGTAAAATTGCAGCTTACTCATTGTCCTGGTTTTGTTTTTCAGCCTGTTCGAATTGCGCCTTTAGTTTTTTTGTGTATTCTGCCCACGCTTTTTGATCTTGTTTTTCAAGAGATTTATACGCCTCTGCAAGTTCGTCTTTTGTAGTGGCGGCAAGCAAAATTTGGCGCACTTCTTCTTTGTGTGTTTCCGCATCCTGAACAGTTACATCAACGTAAGTTGTTTCAATTGTTTCTGGCGGTTGCGATTCGGTATTCATCTCTTCGGGTGTATAAACCGGACCTGCGAACACATCGGGGCAAAACCACTTAACACCGTTTGAAATAGCACGAGCAAAAAGCATGTTTTTAGGGAATTTGTCGAGGTTTTTTGTCTGTGCTTTTTTTGCGTCCTCAAGATTGAAAGAGCTGTTGCCGATTAATTTTTTTCCCTGAAAGAAATCAATAGAGCAATTTTTGTCGCTCATTTCTTTTACTTCGTAATCATACTTGCCAGATCCTTTTACGCGACTTGCTATAAGTCCGGCACCAATTGTAGGCTTGCCCTGAATGATGTGTATCCCACTCATTGCGGCAAATGGCGGTATTCCGATTTCTTGACCTGCCTGTATTTTAACGAATGCCTGACCCATTTGCTTCGCATCAGTAAACATTCCGCTATCGGCAAAGTTCTTTGCCATTGTCATAATTTCGCTTACAGGCATTACCTGAACTGCATTTAATTTGTTTTCCATAATAATTAGGAATTAAAGTTAAAAGCGCCCCTGAATGTGTAGTGCTAACAAACAAGGACGCGATTATAAAAAGTTGTCACCGGCACTACTCGGTATTTCAAAGATAATAAAAACGTTGTTAAGAATGGTTTTAAATTACAACCTCAACTCGCCAATCCTGATGCACAAACTCCCTTGATCCGTTTCGGTCGTGGACTGCATACGTTGGCTCAAATTCGATTCGCAATGAAACGCCATGACAATCCTTGTGAAACTTGTTGACCGCTGCTTTCAGTTAAGCAATTAGCGTTTGCTTTTTGTTTTGTATTTCGGTTGTGGTCATAACGTAAATATTTCGGTGTATTTGTCGTTCAATATTTCTACGTCTTCCACACTCAAAAAAACATCAGGACTGGATCTTAGTTTTTCTGCTATTTCGTAAGGTTTTTTATCGGTAATTACGATTTTATGCATTACAGTTGGTTTTCCTGCATGCATAACGGCATAAGTGCATTTGTACACATTTTTGGTCGGATCTAATTTTTCCATCTTTTCAATGTATTATCGCCACTATTGGCGGGGTTATGATTCAATAATTAAACAACTTTTAATAAACGCCTCGACACCTCTGGGGTCAAACGTTACGGTATTGTATTCGTGATTGAACACAACGATATTCTCTATCAGTACAGATTCGCTCCACGTAACCTCATCAGGACGCTCAACAACAACATCCAACGTAAACTCAACATACAAATCCCCGTCGCATTCCAATACTTCGGTTGTTCCCTTTGGTGTTGTGTAGGTGGCGTATGTCTGGGTGAAATTCCAGTTTAGGGTAGGGGTGATGGTTTGGGTGGCGGTTAACATAAGTCGTCTAAAAGTTTTAAAAGTTTGTCAAGTTCTATAAATTCAATCTTCCAATCTGTAGAATTACCATAGTACTCCCACTCTGTTTCTTCGTTTGTCCTGACAATCGATTCTATTTTTTTATATTGCATGTAGCTTATTTTAGGAAAGATTTCTTCAAGCAACAAATCTAGCACCTTAAACTTTTCCTTTGGCTCGCTTTCGTAATATGGTTGTGGATCGCTGTCGTCCCAACAAGACCCGCCAGAATATCCACCCGTTCCATATCTTGTATATACCACTAATCCCTTTACGCTTACTGGTATTCCATACGGCTCTTTGAATATGCCTTGACCGTATGGACATTCTTTATTTATTTTCTTTATCAATTCTGGTGTAATTTCCATAATTCCTCTCTATTAACCGCCAAACCATTTAGGCGGGTGGGTTATTAAATTCCTTGTGCCGAAAATAAATTGGCAGGTTGTTTTTTTTGGCTCGGTATTGTTATAGAAACGCCATCGAAACCATTGTAATATTTTTCAATCTTGTAAACTCCCGAGGGTAGTTCCCTTGCGGAAATATCACCCTTAAGTCCGTTAGATTTATCAATTGCGAAATGCCTTGAAAACCTACTTTGTTTATTTTTATCGTGAAAAAAAACCACTTTGTCCCCATCAATCCCATAAGTAAATCTTTTAAAGAAAAACGGATGTCTGGTATAACAATCACGTTTGTTTGGTCGTGTGCTGCCATAAATTGATATTGCTATTGTATCTGACCTGTCTAACCTGGGGCGCATTATTTCAATTTTTAAGTTTAAGCCATTCCGGCATTGGTTTATTGCAAAATTCAATTATGCGCATTTTGCGGGCTTCTTTTATCAATGTGGCGTTATGGTTGCCTACATTTCCAAACTTAGCTAATACGTGCGCTGTGTTGTTACTGTGGGTTATTTGGCGCGTTGTTAGTGGGGTGAGGGTTATGATTCGCATCAGATAAAAAGATCAAAGGTTTCAACAGTTGTTTTTGTTTCGCCGCAACATTCGCATTTTTCATACACCAAAAAAGTGTTAGGGTCTGTCTGGTCAAAGTTGCAGTTGTCAACCTCCCATTTGTGAAAGCCAATAAGGCAGAGTAGTTTTGGTATCATATAGCTTTTGCTTTTTTTAGAATTAATGTTTGATTTCCTTTGCCCATTTTATTTAGGCACGCTGATCCTATTTCGAATTTTTGTTCAATAGATCCTTTTTCATCTTGAATAATTACAAGTGTGATTTTAGAAATGTCAATTTTCATAATTATATTTTTAAGCTCGTTTGATTATATCTCAAAGTTTTTTAATAGTTGAATGTCGTTGTAGGATTGCAGCGCGTTTGATATTGCTCGTTTCTTTAGCTCTTGCAGCGCAGGGATGTGTTTGGGTTTTACATTCCTTTTGCGGTAGATGACGTCTTTCAAGTCCCAATCCTTTAGATTGTAAAGGCTGGCAACTTGAATGTAGTCTCCCCTTTTGATCGAGCGTATTAAGGCTTCGGTTATATTGTTTGGTAGTGGCTGGCTCATTTTTATGCGCGTTACAGCCGCGCCCCTGATTTGGTTAATTATATTTTAGCGTCTTTGGGTACATTGGGCTTTCTTCTGCGTTTTCACCGTACCACTTAAAGCATAGCAGTCGCCATTCTATTAGCCAAAAATGTCTTTTTATTTTTTCAATTAAATTCCTTAATTTGAAATTACTTTCACATTTATCGCATAGTTTCCTAAATATCCGAATCCATTTTTGATACCATTTTTCATAATAATCTAAATCTTTTTTCATAACCGGCCTAAATTAAAGATCGGTTAATATTTCCTATTCCGGCTAAAGAGTTGGCGAAATCAAACCTAACCGTTTTCCAATCTCCTTGAAAGGTTTTGAATGCGTAACCTTTTACCTCTTCGTGAAGCATTACCAAAGTTGAAGAACTCAATTTGCTTAACGCTGTGAAAACTTTATCGTAATTGCTCATAATTCCTATTTGTTTTATTATGATGTAAAGATACAACTAATATCCACATCTGCAACTATGGTAGCAGAAAAGTATTTAATTTATACCCATTCTAAATAACCTCCAACAACTCCCGCTCAATCTTGGTGATCTGCTCACACGTTTCAGAATAGAGTTCCTCTGCCTGTTCGCCCTCGTTGTATTGCCAAAAGTACCGAACGCTGCATTTAAGAGCGTTCAGTTCCTTTTTTAGTTGCTTGCGGGGTTGTCCTGAGATTTTGAAGGTCATTTGGTTGGGTTTGAAATTTGTTTCCGATATTGTTACCGAAGGGTTAATCAACCTAGAAGCCATTTCTTGAATCTCTCTTTCGATTGCATCATTATGTTCTACGGGATTTATCGGTACGATATGCAAATCGCTGCAACTTCTGCCATCTGAAACTGCTTCGTGCTTTGTGTAAACGCCTGCTCTAATCTTAAATCCCGTATATCCACAAGAATTTGGTCGGTAATATTCCCCGCGCTTCATTATGTAGCAAAATTCTATTTCTGGATTGTCTAAAATTGCCTGAAGTTCACAATCACGTTCACGATCACTTAAAATCTGATTGATTGAATTTGCGGTTCTTTGTTCTCCCTCAAAAAGAAATAAGTCCAATTCTGGGTAACGGATTACTGGCAGATTTGTATACGTCATTTCTTCATCGCCCCATCTAAATTCTAAGCCCTGTTCAATTGCCTGAGAAAGTAAATCAGACCTGCATTTGCCGCGACTCTCCTTGCAGCTAAAAATGTTATCAAATAAATATCCCTCGTTTATTTTTTCGAGGTCAATCTGATATGCTTTACGAACAACCGGCAAGGTGTTGACGTCAATTTTACCTAATTCGCTAAGTGCATTCATAATTTCATTTTATAAATCGGTTAATAATTCCTAGTGGGTGAGTAGCTCGTGGGATTGGTGGATGTTACCGATAATTTCAAGGTGGTTTTCGGTATCTTTGTATATAAACCTGCCATATCTAAAAACATAGCCTTCACGAGCAGATTGGACAAAATCGCAATTTATTATTATGATTTTAAATTGAATGTCTGGGTTTATTAAAACGACCGCAACACGCCAATCTTTTCCATCGCTTCCGTCGTCCCATCGCACAATATCCCCCTCGTAAATTTCAGTACCGTTTTTATCGAGCAATCCCGTGAATTGACCCTCTGAACCTTTGATGCAAGAATCAAACAGCATTGCCACATCTGATCGTTTTATCATTGGTTTTTCACATTGATAGACCAAATCACCGTAAACGAAATTACAATTCGAATGGTCGTCTTTTAATGCTCTAAATTTTATCGTTCTGTTCATCTCAAACTTTTTTAATGATTATTACTTTGTCAACAACTTTGTTTTGGGCGGCGTGCCAATAATGATCATACTCTTGCCATCTTTGGGACGGAACTGGCTGATTACAACACATTGGATAACCCGAACCGTCATCTTGCCAAAAGCCGCAACACTCAGGTTCTATTGGATTATTGTAATCCCCCAACGGATTCACCAACCACACATCATTCTTTTGCAGTAATTCATAAACCAGATCTTCGGATGAAAAATACTTATCTGGCTCTCCCAAATAATCAAATGCGGGAAAGTAAGAAGGTTCGCACACATCTTTCGGAT